GAAGGTAGGGGTGATTGAACGCCTTTCTCAGGCCATACCAATCATTACAATAAGCGGCTCTCCTTTAGAGAAAGCGGACTTTTTCGCCGGCCCCTTGCGCATAGCAATGGACGACTCTCGAAGCGTTGTAGCAATTTGGCACGTAGATTTCGTCTCAGGAACCGGCGCCGAGGACTGGGGGTTCATCAAGGCAAATGGACCGACCTCATTGGAATCACAACCTCAGATCGCCCGGGAGGTTTTGGAACGCTGCCTCTATGTTATCAATCAACGCCTTCAGGCACTCATGATCGATGGCGCGATGATTCATAGGTCCTACGACAACGACTCACACACGTTATTAGCAGGAAGAGGCTCCATTGCTCACCACTTCAGCATTGGCTATTTTGAAACTGGCTTATCAACTTTAGATCTACAAAACCGTGCTGTAGTCTGTGTCGGCCCCGCTGAAATCTTCGGAGTTTTGGCATCGGAAGCGGAAATACAAGGCCGCCAACTGTCCAAGTTAGTTCAAATTTCTGACCGCCTTGTATCGTCCTCTCGATCAAAACCACCCGTCGCAATAGACCAGTTATCGGAGCTACGCGGCTCGCTTGAGTCCTTTACCGAATTGGGCGCTGACAACGAGTTCGATCATGTCGAAATCGTGGCGGGGTCTGCAAGCTCCAGCGCACATGAAGCTGTCCGGTATCTAGGAATGGCGTATGACGACTGGATGAAAGATGGAAGCCCGCTCAGCGACATCAAGCGGCGCATTATTCAGTCTAACCCGCTGCATTCACATCCCCTGCGCATCCTCGGACCAGGTGGGTCCGGCAAAACATTGCTAATGCAGCTTCTTGCAATTAAACAACTGAAAGATGCAGAGGAGTTAAAAAAACCAATCAGACTGATGTATATAGTCCATAGTGATGCGATGCGTTCGAAGACCTTCCAAAGGTTTCAGGTACTCGCAGGTCAAGACCTTCTTGATGATGGACGTTTCGGCAAATCTCTTCTTCATGTTTCAACGCTCTCGGAATATTGTCGAGTGCATCTTGGCCTTGAAGTTGACTCAATCCTGGACGCGGATGCTGATAGCGCAAAACAATTTCAGCTGGAGCAGGTACTCAGCTCACTGCAGGTGGAACGTCAGCGAAACCCAGGACTAGTCGGTGACAGCCCTATATTAACTGAGGTCTTTACGGACGATCTACTTCTCAAATCGTTCGCATTGCTTATATCTGTCGAAATTTCTGCAGCCATAAAAGGCCATGGCTTGGAACACGACCGCAAACGCTACGTTCAATCTGAAAAAAGCCTAAGCTTATTACACGGTCACCTTAAACCGCTGGAGCGCGAATTTATATTTAACGTCTTCGAACATTATCATGCCACGGTATTTGAAGGCTTCAACGTACTCGATACCGATGACATGGCTTTATCGCTCGTGGGCCGCCTAAGAACCCCGGTATGGCAGCTAAGACGAAGGACTGAGGGCTATGATTTCGTCTTTGTAGATGAGACACAGCTTTTCAACGAAAACGAGCGACGTATATTCCCGTTGCTTACCAAGCAGGATCAAAGCCACGTCCCCATCGCACTAGCACTGGATCAGGCGCAAGCCACATTCGGCCAGACTTCTGCGGGGCTTGGTACTATCGGAATAACAGATATTGCGAACGAGCGGCTCGCATCGGTTCATAGATCGACAAGCGCGATAATAAAATTGGCGTTTTTTGTGATCCAAAAAAGTACAGATCTTTTTGGGCCCGATTTCCCAAGTTTTGGAGACATCGCAGAAAAAATCGTACCAGAGGATCACTCTAAGGCCGTGCCTCCAAAAATTGAGACGCAGTCTGCTGACTCCCCGAGCGTAGGACGCTTCGTTAGGAAACGAATTAGCGATCTTCGACGTTCTAACTACAGACAGATAGCCATTGTCTGCCATGCAGACAAGTATTGGGATTCTCTTGAGACAGAACTTTCAACAGCCGGCCTTCCGTTTCAAGTCATAAGGGAGCGCGGAGCCAAATTCCCTCAAGACGAGCCGCTTGTATCCTTATGCCGCCCAGCACAGGTAGGTGGTCAAGAGTTTGATGCCGTCATCGTCGTCGGCCTAGAACAAGGACTAGTACCGCCAAAAATCGTAGATAACGAGGCGCTAGCCGCAGCTGTTGAACAGCAGACAATCAGAGATATGTATCTATCAATTACCCGCGCCCGCTATGCCGTGACATTTGTTATAACAGCCGGCTCAGCACCTAACACAATATTAGAGCAAGCAAGAGTAGCAGGACTACTTTCTTAAAAAAATTTGTTCTGCTGCGCGCGCAAACATTTCTTCACAAAAGCGGCATCATTCATAAGCAGCAATTATGCTTGATGCCGCACCCTAAACTTAAATACTTCAGTACCGATCAACACATTAAGCCCAAGCAGCTTAGCCTGAATTGGGGCGATCTCATTTTCCATAAACACCTGCTTGGCCTTCTCTACATCGCCGAAGCCGCCTGCGTTTGTAGGAATCATGCCTAACAACTGTGGCGGGACACGGTGCGCCGCAAGGATATCGTCACGACTCGTATTTTTGATCGACGCAAAGTCATCCTTCGCAGCCACCTCGCTGATCGGAATGAGCTGCAGCCCATCTTTCTTGCCGTTGGGCGCATACATGAACAGGTTCCGAAAATTGCCCGGTCCCTTCGAATTCTTCAGCGCCTCGCGGAGCGCATCGATATCGGCCGACTGCTGCGCCGCGTCCGTCATATAGAGAATGAAGCCGGCATGCGAGCCGTTGTCGTAATACTTGCGCCGGAACAGCGTCGCGGATTTGTTGAGCTGCGCCGCGTGCAAAGCGCTCAGGTATTCCGGCACGCCGTAGATTTCCTGACTCACGTCCGGTGTGAACAGCTGGCAGACCGGGTTCTCGAACTGGAACGCCTCGCCCGTATAGGGCACGAACCAACACGGTCCACCATTTACACCCACGCGCGTGAAGAGCGCCGGTGAACGCTTGAGCCGGAGCAGCCGCTTGGACATGGATGGGATCTGCTCCAAGTACGCATGCGCGAACACCAGGTAGTCGGTGGCGAAGGCTTCGAAGTCCGCCACTGACAGGTACGGCGTCGGCACGAACGACGACACCAGTAGGTTGCGCTTGATGAAGATCGCGGACGAGTGATGCGGCGCCGTGCGCAGCATATTGGCCAGGCCCAGCACGCTCACCGGCGGCTCGTACCAGCGGCCATTGCTCCATACCTGCGCGTAGTCCAGCAGTGACGCGCGACCGATCGGCTCCGGCTCGCCGAAGGTAAAGGCATGTGCTTTCGTGGCTGAGGTGCTGGCAACGCTGGCCTGCGGTTTGGGGTTCTTGCGCTTGCCCATCAGGAAATCTCCATAAAGCTCTGGCTGTTGGCCGCACGGCCTTCCAGCGGTTCGACGATCAGGGAATGCATCACCGACCAGGCCAGATCCGCGTGGCCGACATCGGCGGAGCGGCTCGCGTCATAGGTGACGTGCCGGCCGCTCGGGGTGAGGGTTTTGCGGATGGCCATGAAGGCGGCAGCGAGATCAGTCCAGCCGGCGTCCCATTCCAGGCGCCCTTTACCCATGACGTCCTGCGCCTTCATCACCATCAGCGCTTTGGATTCGGGCGAATACTGGATCGCGCGCGCCATCGGAAAAAACTGCTTCACCAGCTGATACACGCCCGTGCCCATACCGGTGGTGTCGATGGCGATGTCCGTGACGTGGTAGGTGTCGCAGAGCCGCTTGATGTTGCCGGCCTGCGCGTCGAAGTCCTGGCCTGGCCACTGGTGTTTCTCGACCACGCGGAACAGATCGCGCTGAGATGTCGGCAGCGCATTCACCGTGCAGCCGGAGGGATCGCCGCCGCTGGTGCCTTTGGACGGATCGAAGCCAATCGACACCGGCGCATCACCGAGCGGGCGCGGTGCGAACGGACGCACGTCGTCCCACACCTCCCAGCTATCGACCATACAACGCCGCACCAGCGCAAACGGAAACACCGATGCGGAGTCGTCGATGAATTCGCACATGAGAAGCTGCTGGAATTCCTCGCTGCTGTATTCCAGCCGCAATTGGTCGATGTCGAACAGGTTGCAGCCGCCGGCCATGGCATCCAGCACGGTTACGATCTGGCGCCATTGGCCGTCCGCGCACGCGAGGCCCTGCATCAGCGCCGCGTGGCTGATGTCAATCTCAACCCGATCCGCTTTCGCCCTACCCTTGTTGAACAACGCACCCGACCAGAACGGATAAGCGTCGTGGCTCAGCGCCGAAGGTGTCGAGAAGTACGTCTGCCGCCACTTCTTGTGAATGGCCATGCCGGACGCGACCTTGCGTAGCGTCTGGAAGCCGTACACCCAGAAGTATTCATCGAAGTACAGGTTGCCGTGGTAGCTCTGCGCCGT